TTATTACTCTCGGGGTCCCAACTATTCTGGATTAAAAGGCTTAGTAAAAAATATGTTTATAAAGAGCTTGAAAGAACCGAATTAGATGATTTGCTTTTTAGAGATACTCTTAAATGGCATCCTGACTTTGATCCAAATTTTGATTTTGATGATAAACTCCATAGATTTATTCTTACTAATGATATTGCTGAAGGAAAGGACGAGGATGAATTAAAAGATAATGATTATAATATTACTTCTGTTTATCAAGTAGAATTAAAAAGTTTGTCTAAATTAAGATCCTTACGAAGAGATCAACATGTTATTAAAAATATGTTTCGAATGAGACAAGTGGGATTTTTTAGAGATAATATAGGGGATGAGGAAGTTATGGCTAAAGTAAACCAAGCTTTAGTTTTTGATCAGTTAGGAGAAAATCGTTGCAAGCTTGTTACAGAGATGAATTTCAATGGAAAAGCTTTTTTAAAGGAATTTACTTCTCATGATGGATGGTATGATGCTATAGTTATGCATTCTTATCATACTGCTCCTATACCTGGAGAAAAAATGCCTAGAAAAAAACCAGGTTATAAAACCAGAAAGGATAAAGATCATTTTTGTCGAATGGGTAAAAAACTTATAGATGCAAAAATTATTATGCCTACTGATCCGGAGACTGTTGCTGAATTTGGGTCTTTTGGAAAAGTGAAGAAAAACTGGAAAGGAATTGCCAGACATGATGATGCAGCTATGGCATGTCTTAATTTATCTCGATTTTATGAAGAATCTGAATATTCCGATTGGCTTTATGATTATTTAGATGGACTACCAGAATCTGAAGAAAAAGAATTAGCGATGAAAATATTAGAGGAGCCCTATGATAAAAATGAAACTAGCGATGAAATGTTTTCTGCTTTATATTTAAATGCTGATGTAAAAACAGAAACAGAAAAAATTAATGAAATTTTTGATTTGGAACAAAAGACTCGTTATAGGCCAAGTTCATCTATGGGATATTAAAAAGGCTAAATTATCTTAGTAGTAGCAAAGATATATAATAAAAGATACACAACAAAATAGAAAGTGATTTTTAAAGAAATCTAAACGAATAAATAATAAAAATAATTTAATCAAATATGGCTAAATTAGCTCTGGATCTATCGCAATTTAAATCTGCGGGAGTCTACACATTAGAAGTTGATCAATCAGAAAGGATAGTTGTTACTACACAGTCATTAAGATTGCTACCTGGATTTTCCAAAGTAGGCCCTTTTAATGCTCCTGTATTCATACGTTCTACAAGAGATCTTCAAAAATTTTATGGGGATTTAGACAGAAAACTCGAAAGAAAAGGATCGTTCTTCCATAGATCGATTGAAACTTGTTTACTGCAATCTCCAGTATTTGCTATTAATTTACTAAACGTTGATACAACTGCAGATTCTTCTCTTGATTCTGTTGATGCTATTTCCTTATCTGTTTGTTCCAACGAAAATAACTTTGGCGATTATACTGATAAATATGTCAATTTTTTCAATAGAGATAGATTTTGGAAATCCGATGCGGAGTATCTTCTTGGAGTAGCTTCTAATAAAGAGAGGGTTTCAAATGCAGAAAGTACTTCTCTATTACAAGCTGTTAATGTTGGTAATAAAACTCTATCATTTATTTTTAGAAAATCTTCTGGTCTTCAAGGATATAGTGTTCTGTCAAAAGATTGGTATGGGACAACTGCAAATATACCATTTGAATGGATTCGTCCTTATGATTATATCAAAGATTATTTTATTGATGTAATAGCTGTAGAGGGGGATTGGACAGATTATGCTAGTCTTTCAACAGATCCCTATTTTTCTACATATTTTTCAATTGATGGAATTATCCCAGCTCAACTTAATAACTTTTTAAATCTTACTAATGTTAATTTAATAGGATCATGGACAGGAACTATTATTCCGGATTTCAGGGATCAAACTGGAGCCAATCAATATATTGAAGATATTGTTAATTCTTCATCTCAATTAACTGGAGTCATGGTTAATGTAAATAATGAAGCATTGGATCAGCTTGTTTACGATTCTAGTTTTGGCTGGACAATTGGAGATGGAACTTCTACAACAGCAACAACACACCCAGTAGATCTTGTAGGCCATTTTTTAATGGAAACTGGAGGAGGTATAAATTATAGTTTTTTAAGTCATGATATTAGTGTTTCTCAAGCTATTATGCATACTACTATAGATGTTAGTTTAGTAGGTACAACAGGGAAAGTATTTACATTAGGAGTAGATTCTTCTAATAGATCAGGAGAAATTACTGTCGGAACTCTTCTTAAAAAAGATGCTTCTGCTGATGTTGCTCCGGGAGTAACTCGAGTAATATCTAAGATATATTCTAGTCAAGCATATCAATTTGAAACTGATGAGCCTATTTATCAATCTTTATATGAATCTGTTTGCGCTTCAGCTTATACTCAATTACCAATTGATGATGCTTCAATAACTAAATGGTACGATTTCAAAAAGCTTGATGGATTAATACTTAATAATAATCATTTACCGGGATATACAACTACCGGCGCATCTGGGCTTGAAGCTGGGGTAACAAAAATTTACTCTATGCTTGAAGATCAAGGTATTCTTAGAGGCCTTAGAAATCCAGATATGATTAACTATAGGTATGTAGTAGATACCATGGCTTATGGATTAGGAGCTAATTGTGGAGGTAAAGTTTATCTTTCAAGATTGGCTAAGGCAAGAGGTAAGACTACAGCTCTTATTTCTGCTCCATCATTTAAGCAATTTTCTACTTCTACAAATCCTTATTTTTGTGATATATTTGTATCTGGAGTAGATCCAAAACCTATTTTCTCTACATATTGGATTCCCTTTGGAGGTAATCCTGATATGCCAAGAGATTTCCGTTTTACTCTGCCGGACGAAGATAATGGAGCAAAATATTGCGGTGTATTTGGACCGTTCTTAAGATACATATCGGGAAATACAACTATTGATGTTCCACCTGCAGCAGATATTTCAAATTCTTATATTAGAAAATTTTTAGGAGGCGATCCTTATGCAATTGTAGCTAATCAAAACGGGGTTATTTCTAATCCAGCTCTTGCAGGAGTAGAATATATGATAGATAAAACCGATAGGGATTATTTAGAACCATTTGGATATAACTCAATTATCGAAAGAACAGCAACAGGACAAGTTCTTATATATGCAAATGCAACATCATATCAAAGTGTTAGAAGTGATTATAATTACTTACATGTAAGAGAATTGCTAAATACAATTGAATTACAGGTAGACGATGTTCTTCAAAACTTTGTATTTGAATATAATAACCCAGTACTTAGACTTAACGTAGTTAATTCTATTTCTCCAATACTTGAATCTATTAAAGATTCAGGTGCTCTTTATAATTATGAACTTATAATGGATGAAAGTAATAATACTTCTGAATTAGTTGATGAAGGCTTTGCAATATTAGATATTGGAGTTTGGATTACTAAGGGGATGGAAAAGATTATAAATCGTATTAGAGTAAATAAATCAGGAGGAACTTCTTCTGGTGGATTTACAGCAGTATAATGAAGAATAAATAAAATAAATTAACTCAATATGGCTGAAAATTTTAAAAGTCAGGGGTCATTTGGATTACCGCACTTTAGAAGTTCTAGAGCAGCTCAGGAATTATATGAACCGTTGTATCTGAATTTATTTACAGTTCAAGTTTCTCTTCCTGTGGGCGTTGGCTCAACAGAAGAAAATACAAACTTATTACTTGAAGAGGTTCAACAAATAGCAGGATTAGAATCTAATTCATTTCCAACAACTCCGGTAGGACAGTTCTATAAGTGGGCTGAAAGAAGATTTGCAGGTGCAAAACCTGATAAAACTACTATGGATATTACTCTTAATTTTGAGGTAAATTTAAATAGAACTCCAAGCGCTTATGTTATTAAAACACTAAGAAAGTGGAATGATCTAGTATATGATCCATTAACAGGAAGAACTGGTATAAAAGCAGATTATGTGGCTCCATGGGCATTGATTACATTGTATGATAGAAATGCTAATCCTTATTGGCAGTGGAAGATGTATAATGTATTTCCAACAACAGCTATTCCTGCACCGGAATTAAGTTATCAGTCAGAAGATATCTATAGAATTGAAGGTTACGGTTTAGCTTGCGACAGCTGGGATGAGACTATCGTTTAATTACCCATTTATAATAACTATTATTTTAAAAGACCCAATTTAATTGGGTCTTTTTTGTGAAACTTTGGAGGTTTTTCAAGGTATAATGATATATAGATAAATCATATAACTTTTAATATATTTATTATGGGTAAGAATGAAGAAGAAATGAAAAAATTTGCTCAAGAACAAGAAAAGGCAGTTCCAGAAGAAATCAAAAATGAATCTCAAGTAGGACCTTCCATTACGGGAGTTCCGAAAACAAACATGCCTTGGCAAAAAAGTGAAGATCAGATTTCTATGGGAAATCAAATTGGTTGGGTTCAACTAAAAATTGAAGACTTGCCTACTCAAGGTTTGTTTTATCCAAAAAATACAGAAATTGGTATAAGATCTGCTACTACTGCCGAAATACGTCATTGGTCTACTTTAAATGAAGATGATTTATCGGCTTTAGATGATATGCTTAATTATGTTATTGAGAGATGCTGTACTATTAAATTTGCAGGAGATCAACTATCATCATGGAAAGATATTAAGGAGGTTGATAGATTCTATATTTTATTAGCTATCCGAGAGAGAACTTTTGTAAAAGGTGAAAATGTTCTTCAAGTTAGTATTTCAGAAACTAAAAAAATAGATGTTGTCAAAGATATGGTAGACTATATCACATTTGATGAAAGATTAATGAAATATTATGATGATTTAAAGAGATGTATTTCTTTAAAATTTAAATCTGGAAAAACTTTAGATGTCCATCTTCCATCTGTAGGGGTTACTAATTGGCTTAAAAATTATATTACTAGAAAAAGTCGAATGCAAGAATCTTTTGATGAAGATTTTTTAAATTTCGCACCATTTGTTATTCCTGATTGGAGAGGATTAAATGATACATCTTATGAAAAATTTGTTTATGACTCCATTAATTGGAATAATGCTGAAATTTCTATGCTCACAGAAATTAGGCAAATTTTTGCAGATACAATTAATCCAGTTATTAAATATGTAGATGAGCAAGGAGGTGAGCGGACTATACCGCTAAACTTTCAAGGCGGGATTAAATCTATTTTCCTTATTTCAGATCCATTTTCAGAGCTTGCGTAAAATTTATTTTATTTTAACGGATAAAATGAATATAAGTCCTTCAGAAGCTGATAAATTAGATTTTTATTTTGTTGAATATCTATTGGAGGATCTTGAGGAAAAAATAGATGAGGAAAACAAAAGATATAAAAAGCAAGATGATGATTACAAGAAACAATCCCAGATGAACACACCTAAAATGCCTAAAGTCGGATCTACAGATTTTGGCGGATTCAAAACTCCAAAAATGAATATGCCTAAAATGAGCATGCCTAGTTTCCCTAAAAAATTCTAAAGTATCTTCGGATACTTTTTTTATGGCCATCGATATATAAATAAAATCGTTCTATACTAGATGCAAACAGCAAACGAATATTTATATGCAATTCTTCAAGTTGCTGGAAGAATAGAAAAAAATCAAAGAAGAGCTGAATCTGAAGATAAAAAAACTACAAGAACTGGTAGGGGTGCAGATGGATCTATTGCATCTAAATTAGGCTCTTCTATAAGGGCTTTTTCGGGTATTAAAGCTAGAGATACAAAAAACTTTTTTACGTTTCTTAAGGGAATGATGGAAATAGCTAAGGATTCTAAAGATCCGGATGTTGAAAAACTAAAAGTTATTTCAGAATCTATTAACTTAATGGGAGGATCCCTAATAGGGATTGCTGATGGATTAAGTGAAATGGGAAAACTTAAAACAAAAAGAGTTGATAGAGCACTTCAAAGTCTTCAATTGCTCTATAATTTTATGGATCAATCTGGAGATAGAAGAAAAGTTAGAAAGGTTGAAAGAGGTATAAAAACATTTGAAAAAATGGGTAGGACCTTAAAAGATATTGCTAGACCTATTCGTTCTATTACTATGTCATTTGCTTATTTAGGATTAGGAATTCTTGCTTTTGCCGGATCTTTATTTCTCACTTCAAAAATCCTTAAATTAGGGGAACCTACTGATGTTTTATTATTTATAGGAGTCGCTATATTAGGAATAGTAATGATGTTTGGCGTATTAGCTTTAGCAAGAAGGATTGTTGATAAAGGAACTGATACTATTAAAGATATAGGGTTAGGAATGGTAACATTAGCCCTTGGAATATTAGCTTTTGCATTAACACTCAAATTAATTCCGATGATATTAGGGGAAGAAACTGGAGGATCTATTGCGAAATCATTATTTATTATGTTTGGCATAGTAGCTGTTGCTGTTGGAATGTTTGCTCTTATTGGGGTGGCTGCTCCTCTCATTAAAAGGGGGACAGGTGTAGTGTTTTTAATGTCTTTAGGGATGCTTGCATTATCTGTAGCTATTGTAGGTTTAGCATCTGCATCAAAATACTTAATGGGGGGAGCATTAACTGTTGGGGCACAAGATTTATCTAAAGGAGAAAAAGATGATAATAAAAAAATGATCCTTAAAGGTCTAGGAACAATGGGTCTTATTATATTAGCTTCTGTAGCTGTATTTGCTTTATTAGGAATACCTGTTGTTGCCGGATTAGTAATGTTGGGGGCAGCCACCGCAATTGCTATGTCTATTTCTCTAATATTATTAGCAAAAAGTGTAGCAAAATTAGCTCAAGTTTCTAAAGAATTAGAGGGAAGTGATATTGCTGGTAATATTTCAATGTTAATAGGAGGAACATTAGAGGGATTTTTAGAAGGAATTAGTGTTCTTTCTGGAACAGGAGGACCAGTTAAAAGAATGACTAACTTCATTAAAAATAGTACAAAGATATTTGCAGGAGTAGGTGTATTAATGGCTATGTCTGTTGCTCTTTCTCAATTTGCAAAAGCTATTACAGCATTTGCAGAGCTTGAAAATATGAGAATTATTGAAGGGTATGATAATGAAGGAAGACCTATATTTGGAGATAGAATTAATGTTACACAAGTTGGAAGCAACATTTCCACAACAATATCAGAATTTTTAACAGCATTAATTGAATCCACATCAGGCTTAGAAAAAGGAAAAGCTAAGGAAATTCGTAAAATGGCAAGAGCATTAACTGGAAGAAGAGGAATTCTTTCAGGAGTTATTCAATTTGCTAGTGCTCTTAAAACATATGCTCAATTTGGGAAAAATAATGAAATAGGATATGTTGAGTATGATAAAGAAGGAAATGAAACTTATAAAAAAGTTTCGGCATCTCTTGTAGTTGATAATATGATTGGATCCTTCCTTTATTTTACTGATCAATTATTTAGTAAAACTGAAGAGGAGTTTGGGGATGGAGAACCTGGAATTTCTGGAAGGCAAAGAAGAAGAATGAGAAGAATGAGTAAAGCTCTTATTGGTCGTCATGGTATACTAGGAGCTGTTACCTCATTTGCTGAAACTCTTAGAATGTTTTCTCAGTTTGGAGTAAACAACGAGCTTCCAATACTCGATGAAAATGGAATGCCAACAGGAGAATCTATTTCAGTAGGACAAATAGCAGATAATATTGTAAAAACATTAACAACATTCTCTGATACATTAGCAGATAAATTGGAGAAAGGAAAAGTTAAAGATGCTTCTAAAGCTTTATCTAAATATGATAAAATGATTTCTAAATTATCCAAGCTTTCTTCTTCTATGGACGGATTATCAAGAATGTCTGTTTCTATTTCCGAACTTGCAGAAGGAGTTGGAGATTTAGCTATCAATCTGGATAAATTAGATGCAGATAAGCTAGGATTGCTTGCAGATAAGATAATGCAAGGATCTATGGATTCTACAGTAAGACCAAGATCCATAAGACCTACAACTTTTGGAGGATCTTCTTTTGGCGGTTCTAGCAGTTCTCCAACAGTTACAAAAACAGGGGAACCTAATTGGGAAGTTATTGCAGCACAAATTGGTGATTCTGTTGGGGGTCAAGTAGTTTCTGCTATAAAATCTGGACAACTAAAATTTTATTTCTCAGGCCAGGGAAATGAAGGAGTTCTT